TTATAATATTTGAAAGGGAAACGGATCATAAGATTCGTTGGGCAGATGATGAGTTTGGAGATGTAGAATGAAAATGCCACCAGAACAAAATATCACACCTGACCGTTGGGTTGTGGTTGAAATCACACACGATGATAAAACGTTTCGCAAGATACTGTCAGGATGGAACGGTGGATACTTGGATGGTGATAATTGGAGATTGAGTAGTTCCATTGTCGAAGAGACTGAAATGAAACATCATATTGAGTTTGCCACAGACAGCGGAAGCACTTATAAATGTTTGCGTTCAGGTGAAGGTATGACTGCCGATACCAGCAATTGGCTTTCAAACTTTCAAGAACAAATTAAAGACAGAGAAGATGTCAATGTAAAACTATTATGTTATGGAGATCAGACGTGAAACATACAATTGAATTAGATCCGACAATGCATTTCAACCCGAATGGTATGGGTGGGTGCGTATTTTTTGGTGATAGTGATGATGGGTTTGAGTTCAATATGACTTGGGATGAGTTGATTGACAATGAGTTTGAAATGCAAACCATTCCGAAAGTGTTGGGTTACAATGATTCAGCGCAAAAAGGAGAGGTTCTTTCGTATCACGATGGAGACTGGAACGCTGCTCAAGACCTTTATGATATCATTGTTGGGCTTGAAAACGCCGCAAAGAAAATGCGTGAACGGTTAGAAAACACTTTAGTGCTTGATCGTAAGGAGTGGTTGAAAGCAAACAACGGAGAGTTCAATCAAGAAAATCAAGCCGAATTTTTAAAATACTTTTCGTATGATATGGTTGAGAGTGACCTTTTATCTGAACAAAAAGAAAATGAGGTTGAACCATACGAAATTGTGTATAGCGGATTACGAACACCAGATGGAACCTTGCTTGAGAGTCGACACGTGCACGATTACGTGAGTCACATTGATGAAACAAATGGTAAAGAATATATGCTTGATGGGGGGTTAGATTATGTTCGGTGTTCAGTAAATGGTGATGAAGAGTTGATCACACTGACTATGGATGATGATCACGAAGAAATTCGTCAACACTTTTCTTGGGGCACTTACGGTATCGACGCTGATATGCCTCTTACATTTATTCGTTTGAATGAAATGAGAACAGATCACATTGAAGCGTGTTTAGACACGATCAAATCGCTGTCGCCAAAAATCAAAAAGGTATTTGAAAACGAACTGGATTACCGTAAAAAATCTGTATAAATAATATTGTGATGCGGAATGGTCCGGTCACATTTTCAACCTTGCTAAACTTTAGGAGGATAAGACTATGGTAAATATGGTAAATACTTTCCCGTCAACAATGGTTGGTTTTGATCGTCTTTTTGATGAGATCGAAAGTCAACTCAATCGTTCAACCGATGGTTTTCCGAAACACAATGTAATCAAACACAATGATTATGAATACACCATTCAACTTGCTGTTGCTGGTTGTAGTGAAGATGATTTGACCATTGAGTCGAAGGAAAACAATCTGATCGTCACAGGTGCAAAACGTGATGACTCAGATTTGAACTATGTTCATAAAGGAATCACGACAAAAGATTTTAGTCGCACATTCCGTTTAGCAGAACATACGGTTGTTGATGGTGCAAATCTTGAACACGGAATTCTTTCAATCGATCTTCGAGTGGAGATTCCTGAAGATAAAAAACCTCGCACGATTCCTATCGGCAAAACCACCAAACGCAAACTGTTGAAAGACTAAACACTTTCCAGTCTTGACATAAGGCGTTCGGCACGATTGGTGACTTGTCGATACCATAAGGAATCTCTTCCGTATTGTGCGGCAAGTTGCCAATCGTTTTTTTGTAGTGCAGATTTGAACATAACAAATCTTGACAAACCAGGTCGGCCAAGATTGAATACCATATTCACAAGAATTTCTTGAACCTCTGCCGGCCAAGATTCAAAGTCATCATATAATGCGAGACAGTCGTTGATAGCAATATCTAAATCTTCATCGAACGCAGACCACACTCGTTCTTCTGACACGGGTGTGCCAACTTGCCACTCGTACTCTTCATCATTTCGTTTCAACAAGTGTCCGATTCCAAATGTTTTAAACCCGCGATGATCTTTATAGATTTCATAAACTACACCTTCGTCTTGAATGAGCTGTTCACGCAATCTTTGTCGATTCATTTTTGGTTTCCTATTTACAGTTGGTTTGTTTTTTTGATATAATGGTCTTGAAAACAAGGAAAGTATTTTATGACCGAATTTTATACAAACATTTTTCATATTGGTAATCACCTTTATGTCCGTGGATTTGATTCCAGTGGACAAAGAATTCAAAAGAAAGTTCCTTACGAACCTGAACTGTTTGTTCCATCCCAGCAATCGACTGGTTACACTACTATTTATGGACAATCAGTTCAACCCAAATCATTTTCAACGATTCGTGAAGCACGTGATTTCATTCGTAAATATGATGATGTACAAGGAATGGAAATTTACGGCTATGATAAGTGGCCTTATGTTTACATTTATGAAAATTATAAGAACATTGAGCCTGATACAAGTAAGATCAATGTAGTCGCTATTGACCTTGAGGTTCAATCTGATGATGGTTTTCCTCAACCATCTGAAGCAACTAAACCGATTACCGCCATTGCTATGCGCCGACGTAATATGCGAATCGCGCTTGGCTGTGGTGACTTCAAATCTGATGATGAAAACACATACTACATGAAGTGTAAAGATGAAGCTGACTTACTTCAGAAATTCTTAAAAGTGTGGGAAAATCTTGATGTTGATGTATTAACTGGTTGGAACACTGAATTCTTTGATATTCCTTATTTGGTCAATCGTATTCGTCAAGTGCTTGGTGAAGAATCAATCAAGCGTTTATCACCGTGGGGAATTGTTCAAGACTATTCTGTCAAATTCGGAACAAAAGACGAAACATCCTATAAGTTTTTAGGTATTTCATGTCTTGACTATCTTGCTGTTTACAAAAAGTTTCGACTTAAACCGCGTGAATCTTATCGCCTAGATGCAATTGCTGAGATTGAACTCGGCCAAAAGAAATTAGATTATTCAGAACATTCTAATCTTTTTACACTATATCGTGATGACTTTCAAAAATTTATTGAATATAACATACGCGATGTTGATTTGATCTTTATGCTCGATGAACATCTTGGTTATATGAATCAGATCTTTGCTATTTCGTATGACTCCGGTACTAATTATTCTGACTCATTAAGTACTTTGTCAAATTGGGACACAATTATTCACAACTATTTACTTGATCAAAAAATTGTGATTCCGACTCATCGTAAAAATATGAATGATCATCGAGGCATCGAAGGCGGTTATGTTAAACCTCCAATTGTTGGTATGCACAAATGGGTGATGAGCTTTGATCTGAATTCACTCTATCCGCATTTGATTATGCAATACAATATATCACCTGAAAAACACGTAGACCCTCTTGACTGTGATTCTAGTTTGCACAATATGAATCATGGTGGTCGTGTTGATATGTACTTGGATGAATCTATTGATACATCAAAACTCAAAGGTAAAGATTTAACAGTCACACCGAACGGTCAATTTTATAAAACTGACAGTCGTGGATTTTTACCCGAGCTAATGAAACGCATGTATGATCGTCGCAAAGAGTTTAAGCAAAAAATGCTTGATGCTCAGCGCGAATATCAAGAAACAAAAGATCCAAAACTCGAACAGCAAATATCAATTTATCATAACATGCAACATGCGCTGAAAATTCTTTTGAACTCTGCTTATGGTGCTATTGCGAATAGATATTTTCGCTGGTATAAAACAGAAAACGCTGAAACTATTACGATGTCTGGTCAGTTGTCTATTCGTTGGATTGAAAAGAAAATTAATGCTTATCTCAATAATTTGCTTAAAACGAAAAATGAAGATTACGTTTTAGCTTCCGATACTGATTCGGTCTATATTTGTTTTGATAAGCTTGTTCAAAAAGTATATGGTGATAAAGAAGTTG